TCTCCTGTATCAAAGGACTTATGCAATTATTTTCTCTCATACGCTTATCATTATGCAAGCGAGCGACTGGTTAAAATAACCTGCCGGAGAGGGCAGACGAAAATCAAAAGGTTAATAGCACATGTCATTTTCTATATGGATGATATAACGATGTATGCAGCGAATAAAACCCATTTGAAGCAGGCAGTCAAAATGATGATCGCCTATATGCTGGAATTTCTCGACTTGAGAATTAAGCCAGACTGGATTATGCAGAAAACCATGTATGAGGATCAGGTTGAAAAAACAAAGGGTTCCCTACTGGATTTCATGGGATTTCGGTTTCATGGCGGAGATGTAGAAATGAAGTCGTATTTTGGGAGACAGAAAAAGCACAAGAAAGTATGGGTAACAATCCGCAGGAACATTTTTCTTACCGCACGACGGAAGATGAATAAATTTCTGAAACTGGTAAAACGCCATGTTGCTGTAAAAATCAAATTTGTGAGGTCAGTCATATCTGCATATGGCTGGTTCAAAAATACCAATATGGTGAAATATCGGATCAGAAACAAGGTAGATGAACTTATGCGGATTGCAAGGAAAATTGCAAGCGATCACGACAAAGGAAATGGCTATGTTGAGAAAAAATATTTCAATATGTGGAGGCGATATTATGTACAAGGTTCAAAGTCCCGAAAAAATGGAAAAGGTAGTGTACAAGGCAAAACCGAATGGCGTAGCAGATGTGTGGCTCAGGAACAACCAGCATGAAATTGTACAGGAAATAGAAGATGGCCAGACAGGATATGAGGCTGATGAGATTTTTTGCAGGGTAGACGCAGCAGTGATTTCAGAAAAGGAAATTGCTGCTGATTTTGGTTTCTGGTTTTCTATGTTGGAACAGATTCCTGACTTAGATGCAAATGAACTTGGGATTGAAGCAAGAAGAGCTGCAAAGTTGTCGGAAGTGTCTGCAGCGTGTGAAGAAAAAATTGTTTCCGGCATCGACGTTAAAATTGGAGAAGAAACGCAGCATTTCAGCCTGACTATTCACGATCAGCTCAATCTCTTTGGCAAACAGGCTCAGCTCAACGCCGGCGCTGAAAAATGCGAATACCACAATGACGGCAATCCATGCAAGTTCTATACTGCCGAAGAAATGGGGCTTGTCGTAAAGGCTGCGATGGAGCATGTGTCTGTCCAGACCACCTACTGCAATAGTATGTACGACTGGGTAAAATCATGTACGAAAGCTTCCGAGATTGAAGCAATCCAGTACGGTGATGAAATTCCGGTAGAGTATCAGTCGGAAGTTCTGAAAGAATATTTGAAGGAGGCGGAGGTAAAATGAAGTTATTCCTGAAGAAGTTGTATAAGACCATGTATCTGTGGGCAATAGGAGGACTTCTTTATTGCCTTTTTGAATTGATTTTCAGAGGGCATACGCACTGGACGATGTTTGCCGTCGGGGGCTTCTGTTTCGTTATGTGTGGGCTTTTGAATGAGCATATCGGATGGGATATGCCACTTCCGTTGCAGATGTTGATTGGCTGTCTGGTTATTACCGGTACAGAGCTGATTGCAGGTGTTGTTCTGAATATCTGGCTTGGTCTGAATATCTGGGACTACAGCAATATGCCGCTGAATTTGTGGGGGCAGATCTGCTTACCGTTTTCATTCCTGTGGTTTTTCCTGTCAGCCGTAGCAATCGCACTGGACGACGAATTGAGATATAACATGTTCGGAGAAGAGAAACCACATTATTATTTCTGGAGGAAGAAATGATTAAGATAATCTCCCGGCTCTGGTCGAGCATTTATGACCTCTTGCTTTTGGTAAAAGGACAGGGAAATAAGACACTCGAACAGATTGAGCAAGACCTTGATGTACTCGAAATGCTTTGCCGTCCATACGCAGGCGTTGACGAGTCTGAGGATATATTCTTAGGAGAGGAGGTAAAAGCCAATGAGCATGAAAGAGTTCGTAGAGACTGGCGGAAGTGTCCTGCTGATTGTCCTCACGCTGGTACAGGTTGCTCCCATTAGAATCAACCCTTGGAGCGCAATCGCGAGGACGATTGGGAAAGCGCTGAATGCGGATCTCAACGAAAAAATGGATGCAAACGAGGCGAAAACTGCCCGGTATCGCATCCTTCGGTTTGATGATGAAATACGTCATAAGATGCGGCATTCAAAAGAACATTTCGATCAGATTATCGAAGATGTTGATACCTACGAGCGCTACTGTCAGGATCACCCCAGATTTCCAAACGGAAAGGCAGTATCTGCGACAGACAATGTGAAAAGGACTTACGAAAAATGCAAAGATGAGAACTCATTTCTGTAAAACTTACAGGAACGTGCAGAATAGCTCAAATTCGTTAGTTCTATTGTAGGTGATAATTTATGCACCAAAAGGAAAAAGAACTGCGCTGTGGGCTGTGACAAGCTCACAGCAGCATTATAAACAGGAGGAACATATCTATGAAGAGGTTTAAAGTATGGATCAAAGCAGCAGGCATTCGTGCAGCGAAAACAATGGCGCAGACCGCAGTAGCATTACTGCCGGCGTCCGCTACAATTTCCGCCGTGGACTGGAAAGTGGTAGTCGGAACCGCTGCGCTGGCAGGCGTAGCGTCTGTACTCACATCACTGGCCGGACTTCCGGAAATTGATGAAACCGAATGACGAGTTGAATTATCAATTCATAAGTCAACTGGGAAGGGCGGGAAACCGTCCTTCTTTTTGGAGAAAAATATGAAAACACTTGCAGCGATTATTCTGGCGGTACTGGTTCTTGGAGGCGGTACCGCTTTTTTATTTGTCCGGGAGTTCGGACAATTTATAGATGATGTATGCCCTTATGGGAGGAAAGGAGTAGAAGATGACGACGATTAACTTTGAAGCAGAGAAAAGAGCTTATAAGAAATTTATTCAGGCAGGCATGACGCCGGCTGGGGCTTGCGGACTGATTGGAAATCTGCAAGCGGAAAGTGATGGCTTTTACCCGAACAGAGTAGAGTATCTGTGTATTAAGCGTTTGAAAGAAAATGGAAAAAGTTACACAGATGAAAGCTATACAGCAGCGGTTGACAATGGAAAAATCTCTTGCGAAGAATTTCTTCACCCGCTGGCTGGCAAGCAGTATGGCTATGGTCTGGCACAGTGGACAAGCCCGGGACGAAAAGCAGGACTGTGGAATCTGGCAAAGCAGAAAGGCGTATCCATTGCCAATGAAGATATGCAGATTGAATATCTGCTGAAAGAATTACAGGAGAGCTACGGATCTGTCTTGAAAGTGCTGAAAACAGCTACATCAATTCGTGAAGCGTCGGACATTGTTCTGAAAAAGTTCGAGATTCCGGCAAATACGGGAGAGAGCGTGTGTGCTGGTAGAGCTGCCAGAGGACAGAAGTTTTATGACAGTTATGCGAAAGGGGAAAAGAAAGTGTCGGAAGTACAGCAGAAGAAAGAGAGCGCCATTTCGTGGATGGAGAACACGGCGAATGATAATAGTCATGGATACGATCAGGACAATAGATGGGGACCGGATTATGACTGTTCTTCCGCTACGATTGAAGCGTGGGAACAGGCAGGAGTTCCAGTAAAAACAAAAGGAGCCACATATACCGGGAATATGAGGCCGGTGTTCCTGAAAAATGGCTTTGAAGATATTACAGCAAAAGTCAACCTTGCAACCGGAGAGGGACTGGAACGAAGCGACGTCCTTTTAAATGAGATTTATCATGTTGCTATGTACTGTGGAAATGGTAAAGAGGTTGAGGCTTCTATCAACGAAAAAGGAACGGCGCATGGCGGACGGCCGGGGGATCAGACTGGTAAGGAGTTCCTGATCCGTAGTTACAGGAATTATCCTTGGACTCACGTTCTGAGATATACCGGCAGAGAAACTGCACAGAACGCCGAAAGAAATTATCTGATGAAAGGCGACACAGGGGCAGCAGTCAAAACTATGCAGCTCATGTTAATTGAACTCGGATATTCCTGCGGAACCAGCGGAGCAGATGGAGATTTCGGAGATAAAACGGATAAGGCTCTCAAAAAGTTCCAGAAAGCGAATGGTCTGGAAGATGATGGCAAATATGGCCCGCTTTCAAAGGCGAAACTGGTTGCGTTACATAATGCAAAGACTTCCGGCACTGG